TCAGGGCATACCTGAAGGCACACGTAACACCGTTATGTTTGCGGCGGCTGTTGGTGCAAAGAAAGAACAGCCCGACACATGGAAGCAACGGCTTGAGGAAATCAACAACAAGTTTGGCACACCGCCACTACCTGCCTCAGAGATTGTAACCATACAGTCGCAGCATGAGAAAAAAGAATACGGTTTTCCATGCGAACAAGAGCCTCTCAAATCCTTCTGCAACAAGGCTCTCTGCAAGACCAAGTCTTGCGGCATAGGTAGTCACGTCCAGCATGTAGAGATAACAGGTCTATGTGTGGTTAAGTCAGAGCCACCTGTTTGGTTCTGTGATGTAGGTGGTCAGCGCGTAGAGCTAACAACCGATGACCTGCAAACACCGCAGCGGTTCCAGAAAGCTTGCATGGAACAGATACATATCATGCCGCCCATGATGAAGATTGCTGACTGGCAACAGGTAGTGTCTTTGCTAATGGAAGACATGAGCGAGATAGATGTGCCGGAAGAACTGACATATAAAGGCCAGTTCATGGACTTGTTAGAAGCATTCTGTGACGGCAGGGTACAGGCACAGTCCGCAGAAGAACTGTCTTTGGGTAAGCCATACACTGACGAAGAGGAAGGTGTTACGTACTTCAAGCTGGAAGCTTTGCTGAAGTTTCTGCGTAACCAGAAGTTTGATAGCTATAGCCGTGGTCAGATACAGGAGCGACTAAAAGAACTGAACGGGAATAATATGGCGAACGGCAAAAAATATTTTGACACCACCAACGGACAGCAAAAACAATTACGGGTTTGGTGGGTCCCAGCTTTCAATACCGAGGTCCAAGTACCGAGTATCGAGGTTGAAAGTGAGGTGCCGTTCTAATGCAGACCACAATCTTCGGGCCTCCAGGTACGGGCAAAACAACAAAGTTAATCTCTATCGTAAAGCAAGAGCTTGAGAATGGTACAAGACCAGAGGACATAGCCTTTGTATCGTTCAGCCGCAAGGCAGCGGAAGAAGCACGAGACCGTGCCGCTTCTGCATTAAACATGGGTGCAGACCAGATGGTTTGGTTTAGAACACTGCACTCACTAGCATTTCAATGCTTGGGGTTAAGCACTAACCAAGTGTTGAAAGGGGCTGACTTCACGCAACTCGGTCGTTTGTTAGGGTTAGAGTTTAGCTCCAACTCTTCCCTGACAATGGCAGATGGGCAACTCTTTTCTCCGGGCAAGAGTGGGGATGCTTATCTGTCCATGATTCAAATGGCACGGGTTCGTGGGGTCAGCCTCGAACAACAATTCAACGACGCCAACAACAGGAGTTTATATTACCAGCAACTAAAAATAGTTGCAGAGGTGGTGGAGTCTTACAAGAAAGACACGGGCAAGCTTGACTTTGTTGACATGATCGAACGCTTCATAGCCGAGGGTCAAGGTCCGAGGTTGGAGGTTCTGATTGTCGATGAGGCACAGGACTTGGCTCCGATACAGTGGCGCATGGTGCATGAGGTTCTCAAGCCCAGAGCAAACCGCATCTATTTTGCAGGGGATGATGACCAGTGCATTTATTCTTGGATGGGTGTAGAGGTCAGGGATTTCTTGAACGCATCGGATAACAAGATGGTGTTGGACAAGTCATATCGTCTTCCTAGAAACGTCTATAACATTGCGGATTCTCTTATAAAACAAGTAGTTGTGAGGCAAGAAAAAGTCTGGTCACCTGTCGAAGAAGCTGGTCATGTAGTCTGGCATCGTGATATCATGGATGTGGACCTAACCAGAGGCGAGTGGCTAATCCTTGCTAGAACAAATTACATTGCCAACAAGATATCAACAGAACTTAAAGAACAGGGCTATCTGTTCTGGCGTGAAGGTTCTGGTTGGTCCATTTCCCCTAATGTACTAACTGGAATCGAGGTTTGGTTAAGGCTATGCAAAAATCAGAGACTTTCCGCGAAGGAGTTGAAGACGTTATCTACCTTATTGAAGTCGGATATCGTGACAAAATCTGGAAGGAAGAAGCTAGCCACCCTCGACAGCGAAACAACTTACACTCTCGACGACGTAAAAGAGAACTTTTCTACGAGCGTCTCCGCCGAGTCACCATGGCACAGTGTGCTGAAAGTTTCGGAGAGGGAGAGAATATACATTACATCTGTCCGCAGGATGGGGGAGAAGATACTGACGGACAAGCCGAGGATCAAGATATCGACGATCCACAAGGCCAAAGGTGGCGAAGCGGATAATGTCGCGCTTCTTTTAGATTCTTCCAGAGCATGTGCTGAAAGCCCTGATCAGGACGGCGAAGTTCGCACGTTCTACGTGGGGTTAACTCGTGCCAAAAAAGCATTACACCTAATCGAATCACACTCACAATATGGATTTAAGCTATGAAAGATAGAAAGTATTTTTTAGACACAGCCGAAGGATTAATCAACGGACCGAGGGCCAAGGAGTACGGTCCGGCAAAGCTGAACCATCACCGTATAGCAGAGATTTGGAACATTCTACTGGCAAAGAAGCTGACGTGTGACATTACGCCAGAAGATGTGGTGGCATGTATGGTTGGTCTTAAGCTGGCACGGCTAGCTGAAGACATTAGCAAGGATGATTCGTGGATAGACATCATAGGTTACGCAGCCTTGGGGGGAGAAATAGTAAATGATGAAAGCTGATGGCTTTGATGACGCGATTATGGGCGTCACGGTAGCACAGTGGTCTGACAACCAGAACGTGCTTGTGTATTCTGTGGACAGATGTTTGCAGTTGTTAATCGATCAAGGCATGGATCCAGATGAAGCATGGGAATACTTTGACTATAACGTGCTTGGGGCTTATGTGGGAAAGTTTACACCGTTGTTTGTGTATGAAGAATGGGAGCAATTTATAGATGAGTGAGGGCTATCAAATGGACATACTCGATTTAGACATGCAGGACGCTGCCATTCAGGGTACAGAGAAGCAATGGACACCACCTTCTTCCTTTCCCGACCTGACAGGGTGCGACAGGATTGCAATTGACCTTGAGACAAGAGACCCAAACATAAAAAGTTTAGGGCCAGGCTGGTGCAGAGATGATGGCTACATCATTGGCGTGGCCGTGTCTGCCGGGGATTTTGTAGGATACTTTCCTATCCGTCACGAGTCAGGTGAGAACTTCTCAGAGAAGAAGGTATTCGCTTGGCTGAAGAAGCAGATGGAAACACCTAACATTGAAAAGGTCATGCACAATGCAATGTATGATTTAGGGTGGCTACGCTGGGCAGGCATAGAAGTGCAAGGCAAGATTATCGACACCATGATTGCCGCCCCTCTGCTCAATGAGAACAGGCTGTACTACAATCTCGACTCGCTGGCACGGGAATATCTTGGCGAACGCAAGGACGAGAAGGTACTGAAAGCAGCGGCCAATGCCTTTGGTGTTGACCCCAAGGGCGGTATGTGGCGTCTACCTTCACACTTTGTTGGGCCATATGCGGAACAGGATGCGGCTGTCACTCTGCGCCTTTGGGACAGGCTACGTGCCGACATCATTCAGGACGAATGCACAGGTATCTTCGAGCTAGAGACAAGCCTGTTGCCAGTGCTCTTAGATATGAAGTCCCGTGGTGTACGAGTTGACATCGACAAAGCAGAGCAAGTGCAGAAGGAACTGAAAAGCAGAGAGAATAGTTTACTTGCCGAAATAAAGGATCTCACCCAAGTCAATGTTGAGCCGTGGGTCGCCACATCTATAGCAAAGGCGTTCGATGCCGTCGGTCTCTCGTACCAAAGGACAGAGAACACGGATGCTCCTTCCTTTACAAAACAGTTTCTTGCGAACCATGAGCACCCACTGGCGCAGAAGATTGTACGCTTGCGTGAATTTAACAAAGCCAATACGACATTTATTGAGACAATTCTTGAGCACTCGCATAATGGTAGAATACATTGTGACTTTAACCCTCTTAGGTCAGATGATGGCGGCACGGTAACAGGCAGGTTCTCTTCAAGCAACCCCAACCTCCAGCAAATTCCCGCCCGTGATCCAGAGATTAAAGCAATGATACGCGGCTTGTTTATTCCTGAAGAGGGGTGCAAGTGGGGTTCGTTTGACTATGCCTCACAAGAACCACGCTGGCTTGCCCACTATTGTTCTACACTAAAAGGTGCAAACCGTCACCCACAGATTGATGATGTGGTTGCGATGTACCACGCTGGCAACGCTGACTTCCATCAGATGGTGGCGGACATAGCTGGGATTAGCCGGAAGCAAGCTAAGACAGTTAACCTTGGCATTATGTATGGCATGGGTCGGGGTAAGCTGGCTGGTGTGATGGATATCACAGAGGATGAAGCCAAAGAATTGTTGAGTCAGTACCACGACAAAGTTCCTTT